CCACTCTAATTCTTTCATTAGAATAGTGTGTTTGATATTTCTTTCTTCAAGATTAGTCATTGTAAACTCCTATTGTAAACTAAATGGTAATTCTTTCCACATCTTTGGCTCTATGCCATATTTCTGTAGAACTTCTCTAATTTCATACATTCCTTGTTCTGTTAGTATAAGTGTTTCTACAGCATTACTTACTTCTGATATAGAACACTCATAATGTTTGGTCATAATTTCAATAAACCATTTTGGTAAATTCATATCGTTCTTTCCTTTTACGTATCTTAAAAATTGTTTTCCTTTTGGTAAAACATCACAATATATTTTGTAATGTTCTCTTGGTGTTAAGACATCCCAATATTTCTGAACATCATTAACGAAATCAATCCATTCCATCTTCATTGATAGAAAACGATTGACCATATAATCCGAATATGTTTTTTTATCCTCTGTTGAAAGAGTATCCCAATAATCTGGGTTCTGATATTGCGTTACAGCATTTAAGTGGTCGAATAAACCCTTTTTCTTAATTGTCTGTTTTTTCTTCTTTGACACTTAGACCACTACTCTCTAAAAGTTGTTTTGGTACTTGACCACAATTACCACAACTATAAACTTGAACTGGAACCAAACCAGCTTGTCCTGTTGGTGAGACGATAGCTGATATTTTCTTAATAACAAATGATGTTATAAATAAATAGTTTCCACAATTGTCACATTTCATAGTTTCTTGGTCTTCAAGATTAATTTTTACTTCATTTTTTGGTGCACCTGGAAAAGGTTTCATTGGTTTTGTACTCATTCTATTTCTCCTATACTAACTGTTGCAACTCCATGTTTTTGTACAACCAATGTCGTACACTTTTGAGCTAATTCGATACCTTTACTTATATCTTTGGTATCTAAGTAACCACGAACCAAACCTGCTAAAAAGGTATCACCAGCTCCACTTACATCTCTGACTGGTACTGATTCAACATCAAATGTTTTACCATTCCATCTACAACCTTTACTACCTAAAGTTACAATAAGTTTTTCTTCAAATCCTTCATCTGATAATAACTCATGGTTTTTCTTATACTCTAATTCATTTATTTTTATAAAGTCTGCATTTTCAATCCAAGTACCAAGTTTCTTTTTTGTATCTACAAATACGTTTTTATTATTATCACAAATCCACTTGATGTCATCTTCATGTAAAAAACCTTTACAATAATCTGATATAATAATAGCGTCAACTTCAACTTTACCACTCATTGATATGTAACATTCGTTATTCTGAATTGTTGATAATAATATATTATCTATTCTATCACAATAATCGTGTTCATCAACTCTTAGAACCATTTGACCACTACGATTATCCACATATCTTTTTTTAACAATACTATTTTTATTGGTGATTGTATGAATACCCATATCTAACGATTCAACATTATTTGAAACATTTCTAGCCATACCATCATTTGATTCTTCACGTGTTGGTACAAATACTGGGATAGGAGCTTCTGGACTTATTCTCTCAATGTCACCATAAATAAAAACATCTTTACAACTATCTCCGACTACTAAGATTTTTTTCATTTTACTACTCCCAACAATTCTATTATCATAGACATAGCATTTATTTCTTTATCAACAACAATAGCATCAGATTGTTGATATTTGGCTAAAGTCAAGATACATTGAGCTACATGACCTTTACCCCAATCATCTACCTCATCATATAATAATCTAAACAACTCTGAATAATCTTTTACCTCACTATCCAATAACAATTGTCTTATATTCTTGAACGCATTTCTTTTATCTTGGTTCTTCAAGATATCAAGTACTTTCATCTTATAATCATTCTGAATAATACTTGTCTTATCCAATTCAAGATTACCATCAACAGATTGTCTTTGTGCAGAATTTAGAACTCTACGAATATCTGGATAACAACTATTGATAATAAAAGCTATATCTTCATTCTTATAACCAACCTTTTCGTTATCGAGTATTTTACCAAGATGTATAGCTACCTCTTTTTTTGATGGTGGTGTTAGATTATACGCCTGACATCTACTTTGTATTGGGTCTATAATACGTTCAACAAAATTACAAGTCAAGATAAATCTACAATGATTAGAATATGTTTCCATTATATTACGAAGAGCCGCTTGACTTGTTGGTGTGATATAATCAACCTCATCAAGTATAACGATTTTCATATTAGCGAAACCAAGAGAACCAGCGAAAGGTCTGATTTTATCTATGACCTCGACTCTTCTTTCATCAGATGCATTAATGTATAGATATTCACAATCAATGTTCTTAACAAGTAATTTAGCGAGAGTGGTCTTACCTGTACCAGCCTTCCCATATAGTAAAAGATGTGGTAAGTCTCCACTCTCTATAGCGTCTTCAATCTTAGTCTTTAGGTGTTTATTACCTATGTAAGATTCGAGACTTGTAGGCCGATACTTTTCTACCCATAGAGTGTTTTTATCATTTGTAACTAACATTCAAATTATATAGCTGTACGTGATTGTAAAAAGTAAACTGCTGAATAATCATCAATGTTGAAAGACAACTTTACAAGTGGTCTATCTCCACCAACCATTTCAAAAGTACCAGTTTCACATTCTTTATTTACGTTCAATATTTCAGACATAACGTCACTATTGAAATAAAATTTATCAACATCAGCATACTTTGTTGTTGTGACTGGTATTTCCAATCTATTAGAATGTGTTGTTCTCCAACCAATACAAACCGAAGTATTACCATCTTCAGTTAATACTGTAAAGGTATCTATTTCATCCCCAAGTGCTGATTTACCACTTGTAAATTTTTGGATGAAGTTAGAATCCATTGTAAAAGATACTTCCCACTCTTGTTGAAAAAGAGTCTTCAATATCTCATCACTAGCTTTAGGTACGACACTTGTGTCGTGTAACATATACTTTGCTTTATTACCAAAATCATCTTTACAATTTACCTCAACCGCTTTCTTCTCACCATCTCTATCAATGTTAGTAACATCAAAAGATATTTCTGAACCAAGTGATTGTAATAAATTACTTAACTTTGAAATATCACCAACACCAATAGTAGCTTCTTGCATCGGTGACTTCTCCATTTTCAAAACAACCAAACAATCTTTATTATCTGTTGCTACAGCAGAATGGGTATTACCATTATGTGTTGTTATTTGTGTTTGTGTTATTTTGTTTCCAAGACGTATCTTGTCAAGATAGCGAGTAAGTTTCGCTTTTTCCATAACCATTTTCTCCTATTATTATATGAGTTATATATACATATATATGACTCGTTCAAAACCATCAATTTATTTTTAATAAATCCTTAAATTTTTTCAATTGTTCTTGGTTGAACCAACCATTAAAATAATTACCACCAATATTCAGTATTGGATAGGTCAATGTATTAGATTTTGTTTTCTTGTAAAGTTTTTCTTCTAATTTTTTGTTCTCAAAAACTCTAACTTCCATAAAATTTACACCATTGTTTTTTAACCAAGTTTTAGCTTCTTTACAATACGGACATTTAGGAATTGTGTACAATACTAAAACCATGCGTTTTCATTCTTTACTTGTGGTTCATCCCAATCTAAAGCACCATAAAACATATTTAGTTTTTTGGTCAACGCTTGTTCATACATTTTATCATAGTCAATATATTGTTTTATAAAATCCATTATCTCTTTTGGGTCTTCATAACCCTTGTAAGCAACTACGTCCAACTTCAAAGGATTGTCTTTTAGATACACCCATCTGATTTTAGAATCACTAACAATTGGTTCATAACTTTTTTTCTTGAAATACTTCAACAAATCATTATAGTATATTGAAGACTTAACGTGAACTGGTGTACCAGTCATAATAGCTGTTTTTGCACCAACGTTACTGAATCCATCATCTTTTTTTGGTGTGTATTTTTCTATATTTTTTACACCAACTGGATTTGCTATATCATCTACACTCAATTGTGTTATCTTAGATTTGAAATCTAATATTCGTTCATCAACTTTATCCTTTGGAACATAGTTTAATATATCATCGAGTACACTCTTTAGTAGATGTTTCATAGCTGGTGGGAAAGTACTTCTAACTGTATCCAAACCTTTTACGTGAACCTTATTTACCTTTACACCATTGTCATTGATAATTCTCATCCCATATCTTTTCTTAACAACGAAGAAACCAGCTCTTGCTATAATCTCTTGTTTGATTTCAAATCTATGTTTGACAATATTACAAAACTTTTTAGCAAAGTAATCATAAGACTTATTCATATAACCTTGAACTTCTGTAGCTATCTCTGAAATCTTTTGTGTCTTCATAACATCAGAAAGTTCTTGGTTTGGAAATCTTTTTTCAAGAAGTGGTACGGCTGAATAAAATACCGAATCAGTATCAATGTAGATACAATAATCTTTATCATCTTCAAGTTCTTTATTATAGAAATGATTACCAATCTTCTTTGTAAATTTAATCAATGATTGACCAGTCAATGTTGTTGCTTCTGCGTTATCTAAATCATAGAATCTAAAAACCGACAAACCCAATACACCATATAATGAATTTAGAACAACTTTCTGAATGTATTGTTTTCTATTGAAGTATTGATACTTCTCATCATCACCTTCGTCAGCAAACTTTTTAGCTAGTTTTCTAAACTCTACCCTTGTATCAAACCATTGTTCCAACAAAGCTGGAATCAAACCTTTTTTATCTGTTTTATATATGATACCATTTGATGATATAGAAACTTGATTGTCATTAAAATATTTTTCTAATTCTTCGTGTGTAACTTTACCTTGTTCTTTACCACCCATTTTTACTGTATAGGTTTTTGGTACTTTTTTTACATACTCTTCTGGATTCCAACCAACTATCTCACCTATCTTAGTTTCTGGTGATATATTCAACGACATAATAATTGATGGATACATTGATGTAATATCCAAATCGTAAATCCATTCGTGTCTACCTTTTTGTGGGTCTTGTACATAAGCACCAGAGAACTTGTTCTCTTCAAATAAATCTTTTCTACCATCTTTCTTTTTATTTGGTGCAACAATACCAAGTTTTTTCAGATAAACTAATACAGCTCCTTCAAGATATCTCGAAGACCACTCTACTTCTTCATATGGTACGTGACCAACATGAGCAATACCACGACATACATCAATGAAATCTAACTTGTCATTTAACATCTTAACAAGTCTAACGTCATGTACGTTATATTCTACAAACTTATCTAAGTCATTGTCATACAAGTCATTTAATGTTCCTTCATACTCAACTTTTTTCTCACCAAGTTCATCTTCTGCTATAGCATCTAATCTATAAGATGTCTTTTGGGTATATGTAAAATTTTTGTATAGTGATAAATAATCTAATTGAGATAGTCCAGCTATTTTGTATCTGTTTTGATACTCACTCCAATTAACTCTTCTGATTGGAGACAGACAATCTGCTATTTCAGAACCAAGTACATTTGTAGCTCTATTGTAAAGGTATGGTATATCAAACCTTAGAGTATTCCAACCAGTTAATATTGTAGGTCTTAATTGAAGAAACAATGCGTAAAATCTATTTAGTAACTCACCTTCTTCTTGAAAAGCTTCTATCTCAACATCATCTTTTGTTTCAAGAGTTAGTCTATTCTCTGGGTCAAGTACGAGACAAAAATATTTATTTACTTCACTATCGTAGTAAGCTATTGAAGTTATTTTGTTCTCTGCTTTTTGAACATCTGGAAATCCTTGTGTAACCTCAACCTCGATATCAATAATACCAATTCTTATGTTTGTGGATATATCATCTGAATCTGTATACATATCAACAAGTGTTCTTGTTTCTGGATTTACATCAGACTCCCAAAGATTTTTGGTATTCTTATCCCACTTATATATCTTCTTTAGTTTATCTCCGTAAAGAGATACATAAGTTCCATAATTATCTTTTACGTAAGCGTATTTTTTATATGGTAGAACGAGATAACCTTTTTCGTCATCCCAAATGTGTATCTTATTTTTGAAGTTATCATAAAATATATTCTGATACATTAGAACCAACTATCATCTTTGTTAATTGTTTTGAACTTTGGGTCTACTTTTGATTCACCAAACGTTTCACCAGAATCATCAACGAGTTTTTGTATTTCATCTCGTTTATCATCTGGAACAAATAACCTTGTATACTCATAATTTGGGTCGTCTTTTATTCCTTTGGATAAACACCAAAGTCTTATCTTCTCCCAAGTATTACTCAGATACAAATTAGGATGACTATTGTATAATAGATTTTTCTTGAAACCATTATCTTTTAGAATGTGATACAACCACTCTATACCAGCACTTGGTGTTTTCACAGTACGTTTCTTTTTACCATCACAAGCTTCAATCAAATCGTTAATTAAATTTTCTTTAAATCTTTCATCGTGTGGTGGTAAATCCCATTGAAAATCTTTTGGTGTGTTTTCTAATAATTCAAGAAAAGATTTTTTATCTGTAAAATATAGTGGATAGTCTTTACCTAAAACGTGTTCTTGTGTTGGATGTTTAAATGTTAAACTTGGTCTATTTGCTTTTATAGCATCTTGTACTGATAAATTCCAAGTCATATAATCATTTACAATACAAATAGAAGCATAACAATTATCTATCAAGTATCTATATTGACCACCACTTGGTAAGTTTTGAACTTTCATCCAATCTGGTGCTGGTTTACCTGCTTTAGGTTTTCTAGCATCATCATCAGTAATCCAAACTAACCACTCATCTCTGTCAAGGTCTTTCGTCCACTCTATAAGTTTTTTTATACCAGTAGATTGATTCCATCTATGGTTGAACACCAATATTTTTTTGTCTGGTAATGGAAATGGTTCTGGGTCAGGTAAGTCACCTACACCAAGTGGAAAGTAATTAATTTTTTCTTTCATCACATTGTCATCAACACCTTGTGCTGTATGTGGCATCTTATCCCAATTAGATTTCATATAGTCCAAACTAACTGGACAATGAAAATAAGATTTTGTAGATAAATCAATAGCTTCTAATTGTCTGAAGAAACCAACTGGATAACCACCAGTAGGTCTACTCTTTTCACAATCAACCCAATGAAAAAAATTGTAACTATCTACAGTCATTCCATACCTATCGGTCAAGATTGCGTTATAAACATTGTACAATAATTCTGGTTGATGATTAAAGATAAAGTCAACATCAAGTTTTTGAAAGTCAACTTTTTTCAATAGAGCTTTACTATCAAAGAAACCACGATTAAATAATACACTACCAGCATATGGAAACTTTATCATTGTGACATTATCTCCGAGATGTGGGATTGTATTATTTGGTGGAACTAAAACATAGTGATGACACATAGGTAACCACTTTATAGTTTTAACCATTACTTTATAATTGGAATCTGCTTGATGCATGAATTTGGTTGAACGCCATCTTACAGGTGACATCACGTGTAAGACTCTTCTACCATATAACTTGTGATTTATCATTTAATAACCTTATTTTATAGAAATAAATAGTCACCCCAAAATCTAAAGGGTCAATATTTTTTTGGTAAAATGGGGGGATATAATCCCCCCAAATTGAACCATTTTAGAAATTAACAGTAAGTCCTAAATTAAAACTTCTTGGTGTTCCAAGAAATACTTCAGCGTTATGAGCTAAGTGCATCTTATCACCATACCCATTGTACTTACTATTGTCTGTTGCATCTTGAACATAAACATCATCAAGTGCGTTAAATAAATGACCATGTAAGGTCATATCAAGTCCTGCTATTTGAGGTAACTTATAAGCTAAGTGTAGGTCTAACTTACCATAAGATGGTGTTTTCCATACTTGTGCTCTATCTGCATCACCTTCAACTTCACGACTATCAGGACTCCAATCAGCATAATGATTATCATACCATCTGTAAAGTCCTTGTACACTCAATCCTTCAATTGGTTTTAGTGTAAGTCCACCAACATATGATGTCTGTGGCATATCACCAACTTTTAGATTGTTTAAAGCGTATTCATACTCAGTAGATGTTTGTCCAATGATTTGGTTATCATCATTGTATTCCATCTCTGTGTAATCACCTTTAGCATCTCCATCAAAATACCAATCTCCGATACTAACCGCTAAGTCCAAGTCTACCATTTCGTGAAGAGCAACTTTAGACTCTATCTCGAAACCACTATGACTTTGGTCTACACCAGTCAAATAAATGATATCAGTATCACCTGAGTCACCTTGTCCTGTTGTTACAGATTTTGTTAGGTTTCTATCTTTCCATTGAGTGTTATAATAACTACCCTTGATAGCAACCAAGTCACTTCTGTATTCTCCACCGACCTCTGTAGATATGAATTTCTCATTGTCTGGATTTGTAGATACATTTCCATCATAATCAATTACATTATCTAAGATTGGTGGTTTTTGTACATAACCAGCATTTACGAATGTAGATAGTCTGTCATCAAGATTATATCTAGCTCCACCCTTTACTTGAAAGGTTGTGATAGATGGAGCTTTAACAAAATTATCAATCGTGTTTCCATCTTCATCTACATTAAGAGCAAAATGGTCTTCGTAAGTATATCCAATTGTAGATATACCACCCATACCATATAGATTTATCTTTTCAGTATCATACTTACCTTGTAGAAAAGCTCCTAACCAATTTACAGTAGTTTCGTTATGATAAGCAATAATATCACCTAAACGAACCACTTTACCATCAGAAGCATTATCATCGGCGTAGTCTACATAATAGTCTCCACCAAGTAAGTCACGAACTTCTCTAGCATGTTCAATACCAGCAGTTCTCCAATCAATACCAATCTGAACTTCAAGTTCGTCTGATACATCATAGTTTAATTTAGAAATCAAACCATAAGTGTTTTGTCTATTGATTGAGTTTCTAAGGATACCTGTTGAACGATTTTCAACATCAGAGAAAGCAGAATCTACATTAGCAGAGTTCTGTTCAATCTCAGCATTCCAATCCCACATCCAAGGTGAACTTGAATACCAGGCATTTCCTTCTATCGCGGGTGTCCTACTTACGCTACCATAAGTACCAGTTCCTCCACCAGAACCACCACTCCAATATAGTACTGAACTTAACCTCATGTCTTCATTGATATCATAAAAATGATTCAAGTTAACAAGTGGTTTATGAAAGAAGTTTTCTCTTTCATTTAGGAAGTTAGAACTATACCTATCGGTTGTACGAGCTCCGTACATATACCAATATTGTTGACCTTTATAATCTGGGTCAATTGGTGCAACGTTTTGGTTAAAGAATCTACCAGCCTCGTGTTCGAACTTTTCTCCTTCAACATAAGCAGAATCGTTGTATCCATCAATACTACCTGCTAACTCTTGTGAATAAGTTGCTATGTTCTGTTTATATAGATTCTGACCATGACGCTGTGGAGCACCAATAGCATATAACTCAAACCTATGGTCATCGTTCATCTGATAACTTGTTCCAAGATAGTAAGCCCAAGCGTCTGTCCAAGTTCCATCAATAAAACCATCACCAGTTTTACGAACTATCGTTCCACTTACAGCTAACTTATCATCTAACATAAGACCAGAGTTATAGTTAATAGTAGATTTAAGGAATCCACCTTCACCTACTTCTTGTTTTACTTTACCACCCTTCTCGTGTGAAGCAGGGTCGGTAATTATGTTCATAGTTCCACCAATAGATGGTGTAGCTAGATTAACAGCTGATAGACCTCTTTGCATCTGAATTGAAGTTGTAGCATCACCTACTCCATCCCAATTAGACCAATAGACCCATCCGTTCTCCATATCATTTTGGGGAACACCATTTATCATCACGGCTACGTTTCTTTGGTTGAATCCTCGAACATTGATACGAGCATCACCCGCACCACCACCTTGACCAGTCGCATATACACTTGGTGTAGTGTTAAGAATCATTGGAATATCTTGTGAACCAAGACGAATTTCCATTTCTTCTTTATCTACTGTTGTGTAAGCTACAGGTGTCGTTTTATCAGCTCTTGAAGCTAGAACTTCGAGTGCTGTCATTGCAACAACATCAGTTTCTAAATTGAAACTAACACTTGCTACAATATCCCCAACAGTTACTGATTTAGTTAGGGTAACATAACCAATGTAAGAAGCTGTAACATCAAATGTTCCAGACCCAGTTTCGATAGTAAATTTACCTTCACTATCTGTAACTCCACCAAGTTCTGTACCATCAATTACAACATTAGCTCCTACAAGTGGTTTATCGCCTTCACCAACGAATCCCGTTACTACTTGTCCGAAAACAAGACCACTGGTCATCATCAATAAAGACATGAGATTACGATAATTCATAATCTTTCTCCTTGCTTTTTATTCATATGAATGACACATTTTTCTACAGGTGTGTCGTCTGCCTGTCCGCTTTTTTGTATGTGAAGTTTTAATTTGCATAGTCTTGGTCGTCATTATCACCAGTCATCGGAACTACTTCACAAACATCATTGTTACAAAATTTATCTACATCTGCTTCTTCATGTTTGATAACACCAAAAGAAAGTTTACCAAGTTTTTTAACTTGTTTTTTGTATTCTTTTTCGTCTATAGCTTCATACGGCATTTGTGGGTAAGCTCCGTAATCATGTCTTGGGAGAAGTGAGATTCCCTTTAAATGATACTGATAATAATTTAAGACTTGTGGTATAACCGAACCCTCTTTTTCTGGGTCAAACGTTACGGTACAACTAACTTGATTATCTGCCCAATGTCGTTGAAGAAAAGCGGCTAAACTGAATTGTTCCCAAATCGAAAGTTCAGCCGCTGTCCTAATCCCCTCACCGACATCAACAGGCACTTCTACAACCATTGTTGTATCCTCTGAACCAAATGCTGGTTCTACTTTATACTTTGCTTTTTTCAATGGTTCTAATAATTCTGAATGTTTAGATAACCTTACTCTCCTAATGTAAAAACGACTCTCAGGGTAATGTAATCCTGGAGTCGCTCCTGCTAGTAAAGAAACTGTACCTGATGGTTTTACTGAAGTAGTCTTTACACTTCTTGGTACAGCAAACCAATCTGAATACATTTTATCCCATTCTTGAATAACATCATAACCATCATTTAACCAATTCTTTAATTCATCTAATCCACGATTAGTAATAAATTGTGCGACACCACTAACAGAACATCCAATTCTCCTATTTCTTAACATCACACGATTTGTATCTGACCAATGAGTCTTTCCAAGTGTTACAGTTTTAGCATATAAATAAGCATATTTTAGTGTTCTAGCATAATCTTCAAATGAATCGTGGTTTTGTGGAAAGGTTTCTACCAAACAACATAACTCATATGATTCGAGAGATTGTTCCAAACAAGGATTACCACCCATCACTCTATGGTCTTTGTTATCTCCACCATTTTTCATACGAGAATATTTTCTCATATTGTCCAACCAAGCTAAACCTGGTTCACCATTGTCTACAATTCTTTTTGATACTTCGGTATAGTCCATACCAAGTTCTGCAAATATACTATTATTAGATGTCCAACCATATTGGTCTCTATGTGGATTTACTTTGTAATTCTTTAAATCTAAATACTCTTCTGAATGTGGGTCACCAAATACAATTTCAGCGGTTCTTCTTACATTACCCGCTACAACACACTTACCAATTAGATTCATTATATCTACGATTGTAGTTATCGTAATTGGTTCTCCACTATTTTTATCAAGAACTTTTCTGATGTCTTCGTGTACTTCTTGTAATGGTTCATGTCCACTTGATACACCACCAAAACCAGCTATAGGAGCTCCTGCAGGTCTTATCTTTGTGTAATCAAACTCCATAGGTGCTTGTCCATGAAAATAACTTTCTAATAGTAGTCTTAGAGATTCTACCCAACCCTCACGAGT